TGGAGACAGCCAGAGCGGCAAAATAAGGGCCGGGCTGATGGTTCTATGTCTCTGTATGTGTCTGATATTTTCGGCCGGTATCGGACTTATGGGCTGCGCAGAGACCCAGACCGCCACCCAGCAGATATCATCTCAAACCGGGGACCCCCAGACGATTGCCCTGGCCGCCTATGCCGACGCCCAGGATCTTTATATTGCTGCCGTTGAAATTTATCTGCCGTATCAGGATGCAATTATCAAATCGGACCCTGAACTGAACGATCAAATCATCCATTATTTCCAGGAGGCCAATAAAATACTCGATGACTGGGCCACCCTGGGATGTGTGTCCGATGCGGAAAAGGCGGGCTTTACGGATTATATCCGTCAAATAACCTTGCTGGTCGCCAGATAACCGGGCGCCCGGCAGGGGACAACACCAGACAACCTAAATAACAGGAGTCAGTCATGAATGAGGTTACAGCAGTGGCCATCGGGATCAACGTGATCTGCGACATTATCGATACGGTGCAGGCCCGGACGGGCGTCACCATTACGCCCGATACCCTTGCGGCGTACATCGCAGAACGGACGAAGCGGCGGGACGAATTGAACCTTCAGCTCGGCGTCACGGCAGAATAAAACAGCGACGGTAACGGAGGGAATAGATGGACGCGATATCCATGGACCTGGCAACGGCCATTATGCAGATACTCGGATTGCCCGGGATGGTGTTTATTATCTGGCATTTCGACAACAAACGGGATCAACGCAAGGATGATCTGCGCCGAGCCGAAATCGCCGAACGGGAAAAAGCCCTGGCCCTGACGTTGACACAATACCGGGAAGATGTGGCCAAGATCCGGCATTTGTATGAAAACAATGCCCGCCTGGTGGATGATTACAGCGCCACATGCAGCCGCCTGGAGCACCTGTACAGCGAAACCCTGTCGGTGATCTCCCTGAATACCCAGGCCCAGACCACCCTGGCGGAAACCATCAAGGGGAATAAATTTTGCCCGTTGGTACGAAAGGAGACCGGAGGCTCATGAACATGGAACGGGCCGCCATGCGCGGGATACTGGAAACCAAAAAGCAAACTGCAGCCAAGCTTCGGCTGCGCATCGAGGGCAACTGCCGGATGATCCGGCAGGGATTGAACACGGCGCTTGTCCCCATCGATGAGATGGAAGTGCCGATGATGGCATCACAGATGGATGAGCTGGTCATGGCCTGGGGAGAGATGACGGCCATCGCACTGGACATTGCCCGCCTGGAAAAGGAGCTGGCATAAAATGGCGGTGAAAGGGGACCGGGCACGGCTCTATGACGTGGCCATGCGGATGTACACAGACGGGGCCAGCCTGACGGATATCGAAGCCACCCTGGGCGTATCCCGCCAGACCCTGAGTGCCTGGAAAGCCGATACACGCCGGCCGGGAGATGACCAGGACCTGTGGGACAAAGGCCGGGCGCAAAAAATTGATGGTGTGCAGCGGATATTGAACCTGTATTACCGGGAACTGGGCGCCCTGGAAGAACAACCGGCGGGCAGTCTGTCCAGCACCCAGGTGGATGCGATATCAAAGTTGGGGGCGCTGGTGATGAAGTGGGAGCAACGGGAGGAAAAGATCCGCAAACAGACCCTGGAGAGTGCCGCCGATGTGGTGGAGAAAACAGCCAAAAAACAGGGGGCCAGTGCGGTCACCATTGACGCATTGCGGGCCGCTATCATGACGGAGTTGTCTTCATGAGTGCCGTATTGCTCCCATACCAGATCCGGTGGAACAACGATGTGTCGCCGGTGAAGATCATCGAAAAAAGCCGGCGCATCGGCCTGTCCTATGCCGAGGCAGCGGACTCCGTACTGCACGCGGAGGACGCGGATCGTGGGGCCAATGTGTATTACATCTCTTATGACAAGGAGATGACATCCGGGTTTATTCAGGATTGCGCTACCTGGGCCACGGCGTTTCAGGCCACCTCCGGAGAGACCGGAGAGCAGCTGCTGACACGCGATGATGGCCGGGATATCCATGTGTACGATATCCCCTTTGCCAGCGGGAATCATATCCGGACGTTTTCGTCCAACCCGCGCAACTTGAGATCCAAGGGCCGGCCCCGGGAGCGCCTGGTGCTGGATGAGGCGGCGTTTGTCGATGATATCGATGAGCTGCTCAAGGCCGCCATTGCCATGACCATGTGGGGCGGTACCGTCCATATTATCTCCACCCACAATGGGGATGAAAACCCGTTTAATGGCCTGATCCAGGACGCCCGGGCCGGTAAAAACGATTATGCCGTGCACCGCGTGACCTTGGATGATGCCATCAATGACGGGCTGTACCGGAAGATCTGCGAGGTCACCGGCCAGCCGTGGTCCGCAGCGGTCGAGGCCGACTGGCGGGATCAGCTGGTCAAACGCTACCACCCCAATGAAGATGAGGAGCTGTTCTGCATACCGGCCTTCGGCGGCGGAGCCTACCTGCCCAGGGCGCTTGTGGAAGCCTGTATGGCCGATGCGCCCTTACTCCGGTTTGACGGCACCCGGGCGTTTAACCTGGCCAAAGAGCCGGCCCGCCGGGCGGAGATGGCCGACTGGATCAAAGATATCCTCCAGCCGGAACTCGACAAACTGGACAACGCCCGCCGGCATGTGTTCGGCATGGACTTTGCCCGGGTCGGGGACATGTCCGATATTGTCCCCCTTGAAATCGGCGCCACCCTCCACAAGACATGGCCCTTTATCGTTGAGCTCCATAATGTCCCGTATAAACAGCAGGAACAAGTGGTGCTGACCATTGGCAACGGCCTGCCCCGGTGTGCCGGGTGCAGCATCGATGCCGGCGGTAACGGCGGATTTATCGCCGAGGCGGCCACCGACGCATGGGGCGAAGCCATGGTGGATTCCATCCACTTCACAGAAAATTTTTACCGGGAAGAATTCCCGAAATACAAGGCCGGTTTTGAAGACCGGACCACCACCATTGTCCGGCATGATGACGTGCTGGAAGATCACCGGGCCGTGAAAATACATATGGGGGTGCCGCGGGTGCCCCAGGGCAAAACCGACAAGGCCGGGGAGCGCCACGGCGACAGCGCCATTGCCGGGCTGCTGGCGGATTATCGCAGTCGTAACACATCCGGCGGCCCCATAGAATACCAATCCACGGCAAAGCGCCGTTTTACCCAGCGAGGAACCTGGTAATGCAGCTATACGATCAGTTCAACCGTCCCATCCGGGCCGAAAAAGCCCCGTCCAGGCGGACCATTGCGGCGGCACCGTTGACGGACGCATGGCGCGAATATGTAGCCGCCGGCCTGACACCCGAGCGCCTTGCAGCGGTGTTTCGGGAAGCCGATGCCGGCGATGTGGCCCGCCAGGCCCAGCTGTTTGAACAGATAGAAGAAAAAGACGGGCATATCCTGGGGGAACGGGGCAAGCGGGTCAATGTGATCTTAGATGTGGCGTTTACCGTCAAACCGGCGTCAGAGGACGCCAGGGACGTGAAGGTGGCCGAGTTTGTTACCGACTACCTGGACAACTGCACCGATTATCCGGATGTGCTCACCAGCCTGCAGGATGCCGTGGGCAAAGGCTACAGCGGCCTGGAAATCAACTGGGATGTGTCCGCAGGCCAGGCCCTGCCAGACGCCTTCGAGTTTGTGGAGCAAAAACGGTTTTTATTCACCGATGCGGCTGGTGTGCTGTGCAAAACCCCGCGATTAATCACCGATGAACACACCATGGGCGAGGAGATCCCGGCCTGGAAAATGTTGTTTCACCGCTATGGCGGCAAAAGCGGCCACCCGGCCCGGTCCGGCATTTATCGGGTCTGCGCATGGATGTTTTTGTTTAAGAATTACAGCCTCAAGGACTGGGTGATCTTCTGCGAGGTGTATGGCATGCCGCTGCGCCTGGGTAAATATGATTCGGGTGCCAGCGGTGACGACAAGGACGCCCTGATCGCAGCCATTTCCTCCTTGGGCTCAGATGCCGCCGGTATCATCTCAAAATCCACTGAAATCGAGTTTGTGGAAAACGCCAAGGGCAAGGCCACAGGGGACCTGTACCAGGCCCTGGCGGACTTTGCCAACAAAGAGAATTCCAAGGCGATCCTAGGGCAGACCCTGTCCGCCGAGGTAGGCGACAAGGGCTCCTATGCCGCGGCCAAAACCCACAACGAGGTGCGCCTGGACCTGGTCAAGGCCGATTCCCGGGCACTGGCCGCCACGATCCGGCACCAGCTGATCCGGCCCATCGTGGGGTTTAATTTCGGGTGGGATACGCCGGTGCCTAAATATGAGGCCCCCTGGGAGGAAGCTGAGGATCTGGTGAAAAAATCAACATGGGTCTGTGAGCTGCTGGACCGCCATGTTGAGATGCCCCTGTCCTGGCTGCGTACCGAATTCGCGATTCCTGAACCGGACAAAGATGAAACCGTGGTGGGCCGGGCCATTGAGGCCCCGGCAGTGCCCACCACCGCCAAGATCACGGCCAAGGATACGGCCACACAACCGGACGGTGGGGACGATCCGGCCGCGATCTATGCCCGGCGCCTGGATACCGAAGCGGCACCGGCCATCGATGGGCTGATGGATCCGGTGCGGCAACTGGTGGATAGTGCCGGCAGTCTGGAAGAGATCCGGGATGGTTTGATCGGCCTGTATCCTGAGATGGACCCTGAAGCGTTCGGCACGCTCATGCAAAGAGCCATGGCCGCTGCCGAGCTGGCGGGCCGGTACGAGGTAGAAAGTGGAAGGTAGAAGAAAAACAGATTTCAGCCTTCAACCTTCAGCCTAAACAACCGAAACCGCCTGAGCGGCCGAATTTTAAACGATAAGGCTAAACCACGGACAAGCGCCCTACAGAAAAGGCGTTAAACAAACCTGAGCGGTTTTAAACACGGTTTACACCAGGATTAACGTAATGCCAGAAGAGATTTTCAAAAATTTATCCTTTGACGCGGCGATTGCCTATTTCAGGGATAAGCTGAACCTGCCCACCGAGACATGGACGGACATCTGGCAGGCCATGCACACCCGGGCCTTTGTGGTGGCCGGTGTGACCCGGGCGGATATGCTGATGGATTTTCGAGAGGCTGTTGATGCTGCGATCGCCGACGGCACCTCCCTGAACGAATTCCGGAAGGGCTTTGACACCATTGTGGAACGCTATGGCTGGCAGTATACGGGCGGGCGCAACTGGCGCAGCCGGGTGATCTTCGAGACCAACGTGCGCACCGCTTATGCGGCCGGCCGCTGGCATCAGATGACCGATAAGGAATCCCTATCCTCCCGCCCGTACCTGGAATACCACCACGGGGACAGCATGGATCCGCGGCCACAGCACCTGGCCTGGAACGGCCTGGTCCTGCCGGCAGATGACCCCTGGTGGAAAACCCATTACCCGCCAAACGGGTGGGGGTGTAAGTGCACGGTGTTTGCCCTGTCCGAGCGGGACATGCAGCGACTCGGCAAAAGCAAGCCGGACACGGCGCCGGATGACGGCACGTATACCTGGGAGAATAAGCGCACCGGAGAGGTGCATACGGTGCCCAACGGCATCGATCCGGGATGGGCGTACAACCCTGGCGAAAATGCGACATATGCCCCGGACCTGAGCAAATATCCCAAGGCACTGGCCGATCAGATCAAAGAGATGGAAAAATGAAAGTAGAAACTCGAAATTAGAGTCGAGGAGAACCAGACGATGAAAAAAATCATTGCCCGCAGCATCATTGCCACCATCACCGCAAAAGATGGTAAGGCCCCGGAATGGTTCCTGCTGTTTAAAGCCGGGTGGCAGGAAATCGAAGGAGAGGGAAAGTTCCTGGTGGATGAAACGGCATTTGATCTGGTGGTTGCGTACTTGAAGCGCCGGGGCAACGACCTGGTCATCGATTATGAACACCAGACCGTGGACGGTACCAAAGCACCGGCGGCCGGCTGGATCACCGCCCTCCGATGGGAAGCGGGACGCGGGATCATGGCCCGGACAGAGTGGACCGATGAGGCTGCCCAATTTGTGGCCAAACGGGAGTACCGTTATTTTTCACCGGTTTTTATGGTTCGTCAGTCAGATAAACGACTGGTGGGTGTACACAGTGTGGCGCTGACCAACGCGCCCAAAACCAATCATTTGACCCCGATATTGGCCAAACTGGTCCCGGGGGACGCACAGGAGGAAGTAAACATGGAATTTTTAAAGCAGTTGATTGCAAAACTGGGACTGGCCGATGACGCGGATGAAACCGCCGTCCTGGCGGCTTTGGATGCCATTAAAGACAAAGCGCCCGAAACCAAGGAGGTGGTGGCCAAGGACATCCTCACGGCCCTGGAGCTGGGCAGCGATGAAACGGCCAGCGCGGTGGTGGCCTCCATCCACGCCCTGCGCCAGCAGACCAAGGGCACGGTGTCCCGGGCCGAGTTCGATAAGCTCCAGGCCCAGCTGGCCCTGCAGGACGCTGAAAAGATCGTGGCCAAGGCCATGGCCGATGGCAAGATCACACCGGACCAGAAGGATTGGGCCATGGATTACGCCAAAGGCGATCTGGCCGGGTTTACCACATTTGTGGCCAAGGCGCCGGTGGTGATCCCGGTCAATAAACTGCCCGGCAAAAAAACCGATGCCGACGCCGCTGAGCTGAATGAAATCACCCTGACCGTGGCCAAAATGATGGACGTCAGTGAGGATGATATCAAGAAGTACGGGAAATAGAAATTAGAGATTAGAAATTAGGAGTGGAATCGCTTCGCTCTGCCTGATTGTGGGCACAGCCCACCCTACGATAAAGGAGGAACAACTTATGACCGCTTTAGCAGCTGACAAACAAAACCCCCAGTACCGCGACGGTGTGGACGTCGGGGTGCCCATGGCCGAGAGCCAGTGTGTATACGGAGGCGCTTTTACATGCGTCAACGCCGCCGGCTACGCCCTGCCCGGATCCGACACCGCGGCACTGATTTTCCAAGGGGTGGCGATAGAACAAAAAGACAACAGCGACGGCAGCAACGGGGACCTGACCGTGGTCGTCAAACGCCGGGGCCTGCACAAGGCCATCCTGGACACGGCCATCTCCCAGGCCAATGTGGGGGATAACGTGTTTCTGGTGGACGACCAGACCGTGGATCTGACGGCCAATGTGTCCAACCATATTTTTTGCGGGAGCATCGCCGAATATATCGACACGACCCATGCCTGGATCGACATCGAGCCGGCCATCCGCCAGGCGGACGTGGCTACCCATATTGCCGACAGCTCGGCGGCCCATGCGGCCAGCGCCATCTCCATGGCCGATGCCGGCGCATTTACTGCTCAGACAACCGTCGAGGCTGGGCTCCAGGAACTGTACCCCAAGGCACCGGTGGCCATTACCGACCCCGGGGACGCCGGTGCTGTCCCCGTGACCCGGTCCGGGTCCTGCGCCCTTACCTCGGGCGGGACGGCGGAAACCCGGACCATTGCCATACCGGCCCTGGCCGGCATCACACTGGACATCAGCCTGGACGTGGACGGCGGCGGGGATGTCACCATCACCGTGGCCGCTGCCGTCAACCAGACCGGCAACAACACCATTGTCCTGGCCGATGCCGGCGATCATCTCCGCCTGGCAGCCGTGCAGGTGGCCGGCGCCCTGGTATGGCGACTGGTGTGCAATGACGGCGGCGCCCTGTCCACGGTTGGATAATTAAAAAACAGGTAGACGGTTAAAGGTTGAAGGCTGAAGGTTTTAAAAGCCTCCACCTTCAGCCTTCAGCCTAATCAACCTAATCAAAAGGAGAAACACCATGCTCGTAAACAAAAGCAGTCTCACAGCGGTTTTCATTACGTTGGAAACCACATTCAACAAGGCATTTGACGCGGCCCCGGCCCTGTGGCAAAAGACCACCATGCGGGTGCCCTCCGGATCCGGCCAGAACGATTACGCCTGGCTGAGCCGTTTTCCCAAGATGCGCAAATGGATCGGCGACAAGGTGCTCAAGGCGCTCAAGGCCTCTACCTACACGGTGGTCAATGACGACTGGGAGGCCACCGTGGCCGTGGATCGCAACGATATCGAAGATGGCTACCTGGGCATTTACGGCCCCATGGCCCAGGAGGCCGGGTTTAGCGCCAAACAGCTCCCCGATGAGATCGACGCGGACCTGAAAAACAACGCCTTTGCCAATGAGTGCTATGACGGACAGTATTTCTACGACACCGACCACGAGGTGGCCGAGGCAAGTGTCTCCAATAAAGGCACGGCGGCCCTGTCCGCGGCCACCCAGGCCCTGGCCCTGGCCAGTTACGGCGCAGCCCGTGCCGCCATTATGGGCTTTACCGATGACGATGGCCGTCCACTGGGGCTGATTCCCAATCTGCTGGAAGTCCCCTCCGCCCTTGAATCTGTCGGCAAGCTGCTGGTCAACAGCCCCAAATTGGCAGATGACACCCCCAATCCCTGGCACGGCACGGCCGAGCTGCTGGTCAACCCGCGCCTGACAAGCTCCACGGCCTGGTTCCTGCACGTGACCTCCCGGCCGGTGAAACCCTTTGTCTACCAGGAACGCAAGAAACCGGTGTTTGTCCAGCAGACCACCCCGGACAGCGATGGTGTGTTCATGCGCAAGGAATTTAAATTCGGCACAGAGGCACGGGCAGCCGGCGGATACGGCCTGTGGCAGCTGTCCTATGGATCCACCGGCGAAGGATAAAGCAGGTAGAAGGTAAAAAGGTATAAGGCTGAAGCAAAACCGAATTTAAACCCTTCAGCCTTATACCTAAACAACCTAAGAAGGAGTTTCCCATGATTATCATTTCAAGCAAAAGAGAGGGCTTTCGCCGATGCGGCATGGCCCACCCCAAAAAAGCAACGGAGCACGCCGATGACGCGTTTTCCAAAGAAGCCCTGGCTATTCTCCAGGCCGAGCCCATGCTCACCGTTCAGGTGGTGGAAGATGAGGAGATTGCAACCTCCCCACTGTTGAAAGACATGACCGTTTTAAAGCTCCAGTCCCTGTGTAAAGATCTGGGAATCGAGTACGGCCCAAAAGACAAAAAAGCGGATCTCATCGGCCTGATCGAAAAGCACATGGCCGAGCCACCGGAGGCATAACCCATGGCGTATTGTACCCTGACGGACATCGAAAAAAAAATTTCCGAAGAGGAAGTGGTCCAACTGACAGACGATGACGGTGAGGACGCGGTCAACACGGATACAGTAGATGCTGCAATTACCGATGCGGATGCCGAGATTGACGGCTATTGCGGCCGGCGCTACCCGGTACCAATGGACCCGGTCCCGCCCATCCTTCGTAAGTTTTCGGTGGATATCGCTATTTACAATCTGTATCAGCGCCGTCAGGGAGCGCCGGATGATCGGGAAAAGGATTACAAAAATGCCATCCGGTTTCTCGAAAATATCGCAAAGGGGCTGGTGTCTCTCGGCAGCACCGATCCCGATGGCGTGCCGGCGGCAACAAACAAACCGACTATTGTATCAGCTACAAAGATCTTCAGCAGAGACAAAATGGCGGGGTGGTGATGACCGGATTTGCCATTAAAATTAAACACAGCGCGGCGATCGACGCCATGTTCCAGGTGCCGGCGGACCGTGCCCGGGACCTGTCGCCGGCCATGAAAAGCATCGGCGAATACATGGTGCGCGAGCGGGAAAAACTGTTTACAGGTGAGCATGGCCCGGACGGCGCCCCCTGGCAGCCGTTGAAAATCAGGACCCTTTACAGCGGGTTTTCCAAGCAAAAATATACAAAGAAGGGCGCTGTTACAAAAGCGTTTAACCGGTATTTAACGGGCAAAAAGATCCTGACAAAAGACCACCACCTGCGCCGCACGGTATATCGTGCCGGGACTGACAGTGTGACGGTATCGCCGGATAAAACCAGCCAGGACTATGCATTGATCCACCAGAAAGGCGGCAAGGCGGGCAGGAATCACGCGGCCACCATCCCGGCCCGTGAGCACCTGGGCCTGAATAATAAAAACCGGGTCGAGATCGGGCATACCGTTATGGATTATATAACAGGGGGCAGGTGATGGCTTACACCACCGAAACAGTTGAGGATGCTATCCTGACGGCCTTGGCGGCGCTGAAAACATCACTGGACGTGCGCACCATCAAGACCTACCAGGAGGAGCTGGACGAAAAGAACGTCAAGACCCTGGCCCTGGCCCTGCCGGCCATATTCGTCGTTTACGGCGGATCGGTGTGGACGGCGCACGGGCGGCGCAAGACGGAACATTTTTCATTCCACTTGTTTGTTTGTGACAAGAACCTGAGAAAAGAAGAGGAATCCCGCCGGGGCAGCGCGCGAAACCCGGGCACCTATGCCATGCTCAAAGGCGTCCGTGATTTATTGCACGGGCAACAATTGGGCATGGAGATCACGCCGTTTGGGTTGGTTCGTGAGACGCCGATTTGCCTGGATGGCGGTATATCAATTTATGCGGCCGAATATGGTACGGCCCAGGCCCATTTATACCCGGCCGGATAAGACCGGGCAACCTAAAAAGGAGCAACCATGTTAGAAGCAATCGAACAACTGGTGGCGAAAATCGAAGCCTCGGAAGGCACGGCCATTGCCCTGGCCGCCGCCGATGCCGTGCTGCATGCCGAGGGCAAGTTCACCCCGGATGTGGCCATGAATGAGCGCCCGTTGAAAAGCAGTAGCCTGAGCCAGTTTTCAGCGGTCCCGGGTAAGCGATCGGGCACCATCGGATTTAAGCTGGAGTGCAAGGGCAGCGGCACGGCCGGGACCCCGCCAGAGGCCGGAAAGTTTTTACGGGCCTGCGGGATGCAGGAGACGATCGATGCCGGCGCCAGCGTGACGTATACGCCGGCCACAGACACCATCCCCTCCCTGACCCTGGCCCTGTACCAGGACGGCATGATCAGCCAGATATGGGGTGCCAGAGGCACCTGGAAACTCAACTGCCCGGTGGGCGAACCGGCCTGGTTTGAATTCGAATTCACCGGCGCCGATTTTT